GCAGATCGACCAGATTTATCTGGCGGCAAATGTCATCGGGCCGGAAGAGGTGCGGGCGAGGATCGGGATGGAGGGACCGCCGCCGGGGAAAAGTAAAACAGCTCCCTCTCCCTGAGGGTGAGGGGGCAAACGTTGCATTCATAGGCACGGCTCCCCCCTCATCCGGCCTTCGGCCACCTTCTCCCTCAGGGAGAAGGAACCGGCTAAAGATCGACACTAATTGTAATAATTTATAACTTAGCATGTAGGATGGGCAGAATACATCACCCAACAATTTACGTGCATAAAAATCAAAAATAAATACACGTATTACGAGTAACACAGAGTCATCAGTTTCACGGGACAAAGCCCTCATTGCTCCCTCCCCTTCAAGGGGAGGGCTGGGGTGGGGATGGGTTAAAGCAA